TGCACCCTGTCGCCATACTCTGACGCTTCGTTCATGGAGTTCTGCACGCGCTTGGACACGTACAGGTAGTCGAACTGCGCAGGGCATTGCTCGAAGGTGGACAGTCGGCTGAACGACAAGGGCATTGGTGTGGTCATGTTTCTTCCAGAGTTACTTTTGCGAGTTGCACGGTGAGTTGCTCAATCATGTCCTGAAGAATCCTGCGTCTGCTTGGCGATGGCTGCGCGAACTGCTCCGGCATAGTCACCACCACTTGTATTGGGCCATCAGTGCACCGTACGCCAAACCAGACTTTTGACTCGTAGTTGTGTGCGTCGTGATCCCACTGGACTTGTGCCCAGTGAGGCAAGCGGTCAGTAGATGAGTAAGCTATCGCCATTACTTTGCGTCTCCGTAGGAAGGCCCAACACCAGTCTCGCACGACACGGGGATGCTGCGGCACCACTTGGGTGTTAACGACAGGCACTCTTCCATGTACGCACGGGCTTCATCAAGTTCTTCATTCCTCACCACACAGACAGCCTCGTCATGGACGGACAGCTTAACTGGGTAGCGCTGATTGATACGTGCAGTTTGCCACATAACGATCTGCATTGCAGCATGTTGCGATAAATTTTCTACAACTTTCGCACCGTGCAGGTTCACACGCTGGCGACCCATGGTGTACGTCCAGTCCTTGCCGTCATGACTCAGCTCGTTGTACATCACACCGGGCTCACCGGGGCGACCGAAGCCATCCCACTGTGTCACAAACCAGCCGTTTACATCCACGTTGGTCATGGTGCATCCGTTGGCGATGTCTGGCAAGATGACCTTGTCGCAGCGCTTCCACAGCTCGACCACCTTGTAGTGCACAGACCTGTACAGGTCCACGATCTTGTAGGCTCGGTCGAGGTCGATCAGCTCCACGCCGGGGTCAGAACGCTTGGCCAGTCGAACCATCTCTTGGAACCGCGCTGCTCCTGCACCGTACTGCAGACCCAGCATCGCTGTCTTGCCAAGGAAGCGCTCAGCCTTGTCCTTCTTCGTGATCTCTCTTCCGAACAACTTGCTGGCAAAGTCACAGTACAAGTCAACGCCGTTGCGCAGCTTCTCGGTCACGTCATCTTGGCCAGCCAGCGCCATCACGGTGCGCAGCTCGATATTGGAGGAGTCACCCACCAGCACGGTGTATCCCTCGGGAGCAAGCAATGCGTCACGCAGGCCCGCAGACGGGCCACGCGCAGGGATGTTCTGCCAGTTGATGGAGTTGCCGCCTGAGTAGCGCCCTGTGGTCTTGGCACCCCAGAAATTGAGGTACACAGGCAGAGGGCCGCGCTTGGCAGTCTCCAAGAACTTCAGCGCACGTGTTTCAGCGATAGTCGTTTTGACACCAAGGCGAGCCGCAACCAACGCCTGTACGTCCGCATCGTCGGACTCCAGCAGGTCGGTGAAGGCTTTGTCGGATTTGGCGAATGCATAGGTCTCTTTGTCGGGGTTGGCTTTGCTCTGCTTCATTGGCGGTGTCACACCCAGTGCCAGCAAAGCTTCTGCGAATTTGTCGTTCGACATGATGGTCTCGCGGTTTGTCGAAGCTGTCTTGAGCAGCTGTTCCTTGCGGATCACCTCGTCGTCGTAGAGCTGTTTCATCTTGGCTTGATCGCCTATCAGCAGCGGCTCTGTGAACATCCGCACGGTCATGTCGATCAGCCGTGCAGCCAGTGGCGGTGTGAACGGGTCGAACCGCTTGCCCAGCTCTTTGCACAGCCATGTGTCGTGCTTGCAGTATTCTGCGTACTCCTCTAATTCCATGGGATTAAAGTCGGCACGTCGTTTGCCCAGCGCCTTGACCACAGCCGTGCCCTTGTCCGGCAGGTTGTACTGCTTGACGAGGTTGGCCAGTGAGTGCGATGTCAGGAACGGCAGCAGCATGCGGCCTTGGCCGAGGGTATCCATCCACAGCTTGGGCTTGATGCCGAATCGCTGCGTCATGATGTACCCATCGAACATGGTGTTGTGGCAGCGCACAGCGCTGTTGGCCCAGTCGTAGTTGCCCCACAGCCAGTGCAAGGTTTCTTCTTCGGTGCCGCTGAACCACACAGCATCTTCCTCGTTCTTGATGACGGATACACCGATGACCTCAAAGCGGTCATCGTTGATGTACGCATCAGTCTGCATCTTGCTGAGACCGAACGTCTGAGAGTAATGCGTCTCTAGGTCCACGGTGAGGATGTCCATTACTTCTTACCCTCAAGCTCAATCAGCAGCTCAATGTAGTGCTTAGCTTTTTCCAAATCTTTGATGCCATTCTTATTTCTCCAGCGTGATACGTACTTGATGACGTTGCCCTCAAAGTAGCCGATGCCGTTGGCGTGGATGTACTCCACAGGCTGAATGGCCAAGTCCTTATAGTGGTTGCCCGCCACTTGCACGTCGAGTGCGCTCTGCGGTGTGCTCAGCATCTGCTGCATTACTTCTTCTTCCTCTGGTGTCCAAGAGGCCAAGTCGGGGAACAGTTCGAGTTGTTTCATGATCTCTCCAATGCTGCAATGCCCAGTAGGCGAACGACGACGTCTTGTACGGCTTCGCCGTCTTTGACGATGAATGTTGGTGGCCCTTGGCGTGAGCCCGGTCTCGGCGCGTACTCATCCTGTGGGCGGTATGTCTCCATACGCACCAGTGTGCCGTTGTCCACGTTGATGATGGTGAACCGCAGCTGCTCACAGTTGCTCAGTGGGTCAGAGCGCCTCGCATCTTCCCCTGTCGTCAACAGTGACTCACCTCTGTAAGTTATATCGACTTTTTTGCGGCCTTCGTTCTTCGTTTGCTTTAGCGCCCACTCCATGATGTTTTTCTTCAGCCAGTTCATCCTATCTCCTCTATGCGTACTCTGACGCGAATTGGTTTAGCTTTGGTGTTGCGAAAGAGCTTGACTGTCGTAGACGCCTCAAATGCAGGTGCCCTGACTCTCCACAACTGCGGAATACCCTCGGGGTCTAGCATGAAGCTCCTTCCGCCTGTCTTAACAGCCCATGCTTTGAGGTCTCGTTTCATTCTCTGCTCCTGTCGAATGTAGGCAGTGGTGCCCAGTGAGTCCAGCCGTCTGCATCGCGCCAGCTGCCGAGCACAGCAACGCCAAGGCGTTCGTCAATCAGCAGCATCTTTGCACTGAGCGGCGGTGGGTACTCTTTGGCATCACGCCAGTGGTTGTTGACATCGACCACGGCAAAGCGGTCGTGTGTGAGTTTGTGGTCAGTCATTGCCAAAGTCCTTTGCCGCCTACGAATGTTGTCTTGATGTTTGCGCGTCTTTTCGCTGCCATCTTCCGCATGTAGCTCTTGCGACTTCTGGCTTCCTGCGACTGTGTGCGTTTTGGCTCAGCGTCTACGCCGTCGCCCATCACGTAAACCTTGACGCGGTTGCGTCCATCAGTCTCGTTGGTGTAGTCGACAACGTGAATCATCTTCTGCTCTTTCATCTCGCTGATGAACTTGCCAACCGACTTTGGATTAGCGTCGATGCGCTGGGCCAACTCGATCCTGCTGAACGAGCCTTGCATCATCAGATTAAACATCAGCACGGTCTGCTCGACGGTCATTGGTTCTCCTTCAGTGTTGCAAAAATTGTTCCGCCGCATCGAGCGCATTGGTAGTGGTACTTGATGCCGAAGTTGGTCGGCTCCCAGCGGTGTTTGCACTCGGTCATGTGTTCCCCCTTGCTCGGATGGCGGCAGCAATACTTTCAGCGGTATCGCTGCTACATACGTCATATTTAACATCGTAGGCATCACACACCTTTGCACACGCCTCACGCTCATCAGCACGGACAAGGGCTTCAAAGCGTTCAAGCGCACTAATGAAAGCAGCCACACCTTCTCGCAACCCATTGCCGTATTTGGCAAGGTTCGCCTCACGGGCCATGTCTATCGTGTCTCTCATAACACCCCCTGTGTCAAATACAAAGCCCATACAAATAGGCCAACGGCAAACAGTACTGCGAGTGTTTTATCCATTGTTCTTCTCCTTGAGTTTGGCTTCGATGGCTCGGGCAAACTCGGGCAGACAGACGGTTTTACATTCGTGCCGGTAGTCGTAGTACTTCGCCATGTCTTTTTCAATTTGCAGACACTCTGCCCTCGTCAGCCCAATCCATTGCCGCTGTGCTGCACCAGTAACAAGTTCTTGGTTGATCTGTTCAGCCAATGCCTGCTGATACTCCTCGCTCTGGCAGGTCGGCCACTTGCATTGCCGCTGTGCTGTGGGATGTTCTTTCAAGATGGCGTCAATCATTTCAATCGCCGTGTTTGCATGGACGCAAGGGTCACGGCCAAGCAGCGTCTTGATGGCAACCAAGCCACCACCTACGCCAAAGGGCAAGTCCTGCACAGGTGCTGGCAGCATCGACTTCATGCTGCGAATCCACTCCTGAACAGGACGGTCCTCATTGCACTGGCTCTTGTGTTGCTCGGCCAGCCAGTCGAGTGTTTGTTCTGGTGTCATAGCCTTCTCCTTGCTTTGCATTTGTCCTGCTCTGGTTGTGCCAACTCTTGGCAGTCTGTTGGGTTGTTCGTCCTCGGTGCGTACAACAGCACCAGCACACCAGCCACAGCCCAGATAGCGATGGCGATGTAGGTGTAGATGTGGGTCTTCATGCCTGCCTCGCTTTCAGCATGGCGTCTGCGATTTCATAAGAAGACTTCGCCACGATCGCCACCCACTCGGCAGCCGTTTCTGTTCTTTCAACGTAGGTATTGTCCGCTAACGTAGATTGCATCGCCTTGGCTGCAAAGTAGTCGCGCAGGGTCATACCGTCCGGGTTGACGTTTTCACCTTGGTGAACCCACTTTACGCCGGGAAACGCTGGCCCGCCTGTGTTTGTATTGCTCATACTTTCTCCACAATAGGTGTCATCTTCTTCAAGCGGAACTCTTCGCGGACCAACGCAATGGCAGCGTCCATGTCCTTCAGAGTCACCACCTCCATCTGTGCATCGTGCAGCTCCATGAACTCGTTGAGCGCGGTCATCTCAGCGGCCTTCAGGATGAACCGGTTAGTCGCAGCACCACGAGCACCAACGGAGCGCAGAGACTGCAGTCCTCGATTGACCACATCGCTGTAGTCCTTGCCGAAACCCATGCGTGCAAAGGCTTCTGTGACGTTGCCCATGGCAACCAGTGTGTCGATGTCAGCTCGTGTCGCGTTGCCCTTGGTCAGGGCTTCTAGCGCTGCGTGATTCTTGATCTTTAAGTCCAGCATGAACGCTGTGTGTGATCGCACTGGTGACAGGTTCTCCATCACAAATCCCATGGGATTAAGCAGCACGGGCTTAGGTTTGTACTTGCTACGCTTGCGCATATCAGTTCCTGTTCAAGAATTTGACCCAGCATTGAGAGCAGTACCACTTCTCGCGGACACTGACTCCGCCCATGGGCTCAGTCGACAACTTACATTTGTCGCAGAACTTTAAAGGGTGTGCGTTCTTTTGCGTGTGTGTCTGCTCGTTGCTCATCAAGTGGTTTCCATCCGTGTGCACGCCATGTGCGGGTAACGTCTACATCTGCACTGCCGTACCACTTGTATCGTGGATGACCGACAGGAATCCATGGCTTTGCCATGCTGCTAAATCTCAAGCTTTTGAACTCGTTGCTCATGATAGTTTGCCTCATGTTATTTGACGAAACGTGATGGTGCCCACAACATCGCCACGGTGGACGATGTCATAGATGCGACCAACTTGAGTAGCGCCAGCACGCGCCATATCACTGAGCATCACCGTCATGGATCGGCCCAGTGTCGAGATGTACACGACGAGGTTCTGCTCGTCAACGGACAGCCACTCCGTGTCTTTGTCGATGTTCACGCCCAATTCCTCGAAGCCCCGCACGAGCTTGGTCTCGATGCGGGTCAGGCGATTCATCAGTTCTTTTTCGATGTAGTTGCTCATGGCAGTCCTTGGTAATTCATAGCGCCACCTTGACACGTGTGCCAAAGGGCTCGGGTGGGTGGCTGTAGCCGATGTCGGCCCAGATGGTTGGGAACGGTGGCTCCTCGCACTCTCGCAAGTTGCCCTCCATATCCGTGAAGAAGATCATGCCGCAATAGCGCTCGCCTGTCTCAGCGAAGTGCTCGAACACAGGCTGGAACCGTGTGCCACCACCACCCGATGGGCGCAGCTCCAGCAACTCGTCACGCTCGAAGCGCTCGACGCGAGTCACTGCGTAGTCGCAGTACACCACCTCAACGAACTCGGGCTGCAGGTCGTCAACGATCGCCTGAATCTCAGCAGCGATCTGGTTGCATTCCTTCGGACCCATGGAGCCCGATGTGTCGAAGCCGATGGCCAAGCCACCCAGTGCATCAGAGCGCAGCGATGGCAGGTACAGGCCGGAGCCGATGAACCGGCGCGATGGGCGCATGTATGTGTAGTCAGCAGCGCAGCTCTCGGTCATCATGGAGCGGCACACGTCTTGCCAGCGCACCATGGGCTCGCCGACTTTCTCCAGCACACGGTCGATCAGGCTGGAGCCTTGGCCGCAGTCCTTGGCCATCTTGGCAGCAGCGACAATGGTCGCCTCCATGTCCACACGTGTCGCGTCATCCTGTGCATCGTGCAGGTCGCCAGTGCCATCGAAGCCACCACCGTTGGTGTTGTCGTCCTCGTCGCCGTCACCAGAGCCACCGCCACCGGACTGCTGCTCTTGCTGCTGCTCCTTGAGCTTGTTGTACACGTACTCGGAGCTGTGCTCTTCCTTGACCCAGCCGATGTGCACACCGCCCTTGGGCAGCTGCCAGCCACGTGACTTGATGTAGGCGTTGATGAGCGCATCGTTGGCCACGTTCCATATCTTGGGGTCACGGCCCTCACGACGCCACATGTGCATCAGCACCACATGGCAGGACTCGTGCAGCACGAGACCGAACAGCTCCTCGTCAGTGAGCTTCTCACACCACGTGGGGTTGAAGCGAACCCAGTTGCCGTTGGTTCCCGCTGTGGGAACCTTGTCTGAGACCTCGCGCTTGACGCGGGTCATGACTGCAGCGATGAATGCCTCGCGCAGTCCGAGCTTGCTGTATGCAAGGTCAATACGATCCATAAGTGCCATGATTTTCTCCAGTGAATAAGTGAATCAGTCGTTGTCGAGAGCGAAGATCGCCTCGACGTATAGTTTACCAGCATCTATGCTGTCGTGCCAGCTCTGCGCGTAGTTGTCGGAGTACGACATGAACTCTACGAACACCTTGTCCTGTACCTGCTTTACGCGCTTTAAGCCCAGTGGAACAATGTTGACGTGAGCATAGCGTCGTGTAATCGGCTGGCTCCTGCCATCGGAAAGCGGTTCCACAGTCCGTGCAACCCAGCCGTTGTTCTTCTGCTCATGCCACTCCAGTTGTTTTAATCCCATGGGATTACCCCGCTGCATACTCAAGGGCGAACAACGCCTGCACGTGTCGCTTGGCTGTGTGGAAGTCTTCAAAGAGCATGACCTCGTCGAAGTTGTTGCGTGACATGATGACACCTTGGCAGTGGCCCAAGAATCCACCAGTGGTAGACGCAGGGCGCACTGTCGCAAAGAACTCACGCACGTTGTACGAATTACCACGGCGATACTTGGCAGTGCGCTCGACGCTGAATGTCCAGACACCACCGTGGTTGTAGTCCTCGACAAGCACAGGCTTGTCGTTTGTGTAGGGATGCTTCACCGGCTGCATTACTTCATCGAGAAAGCCGACTGATTCGCGATGGCCCACTTGCTGAACGCTGGGCTGCGTGTGATGGTCTTGTCACGCTTGTGTGCCAGCTTGATCGTCAGAGTCTGCACGTCACCGGGCATCTTCTCCAAGAACTTCCAAGCCTTGTCGAAGTTGTCAGCGTCAAGGCGTGTGGCCAAGCCCATCGCAACGCAGTAGCGCACGTTGAGTTCCTTGGGGATCGGCACGTCCTTGCCCTGCAAGATGTCCTCGATGCGAGGCATGGTCTCCCACACACGCAGGTGTGTCTCAAGAATCATGGCAGCTTCCTCGCCAACGTCACCCTTGATGAGCTCGACACGGTCTTGCACAGGCAGGTCGATCTCCAGTGTGTGCGACACAGCGAACCATGAGCGTGGTGATGGGAAAGGCTTGATGTCACCTGTGGGCTCGAACTTGTGCAGCAGGTCAGGGCGGTCTTGCAACAGAGACAGAATCTCAGGGCGGATACCGCGTGTGATGGCGTGGCTGACGAAGTCGTCGATGGTGGTGGACACGTCGATATCGCACATGCGGTTCTGCAATGGAGCTGCGAGGTTGAACGTGACACCGCGATCTGTCTTGCGGTTGCCAGCAGCGATGACCATCCAGTCGGCAGGGATGCCGAAGTCCTCGGGTGTGAGTGTCAGCTGGTAGGCAGCAGCCTGCACAGCAGGTGGAGCCGATGTGATCTCGTCGAGGAACAGAATGCCAGCGCCGTCAGAAGGCAAGAAGTCAGGGCGTGCCCAGTATGTGCGGCCTTCCTTGACGTGCGGGATACCGCGCAGGTCGGTCGGGTCCATCTGTGCCAAGCGCAGGTCAACGACACCGCGCCAGTTGGGCACGTGCTCAGCAAGCAGCTGGGATGTTTGGAAGACGACCTCGGACTTGCCGATGCCCGATGGGCCGCGCAGGAATGTGGTGCGCTTGCGTGTGTTCTCGTTGAGGTAACGCTTGACGAGGATAGGGGTGACGTGATTGATACGCATGGTGAAACTCCAATGATTGAATGAACAAGTGGTTAAGTAATCCCACGGGATTAAGGCTCCCGTGTAGGCCTATTTTACTTCGGCTCAGAGTTGAGGGCAAGCTGAGCGTAGTCGGTGATGGTGAACGCCCTGAGTGTTGGTCGGTCTGTTGAGACAACGTGCTTGTGCCCCTTTGCGTCGTAGTCATACTCGACGAAGTCGGCGTTGCACAGTATCTTGAACAGGGCGAACGCATCGTCTGCATTGAGCACAATCGTATGGCACTTGTATGGTATCTCTACCATTGCCATTGGCTTCTTGGTGTCGATCATGTTGTACTCCGGTTAATCTTCCAGCATTGACTCGATGGATGCCAGCAGCGCAGCTGTCTGCACGTTGACTTCCTTGCGCTTGTCAGGGTTGTCGCGCAGTTGTTGCGGATGTGGCGTGGTGTCTACGACTGTGCGTGCCAAGTCATTGATGTCGTCGGGCAAGATGTCTGCGAATGCACGCAGCAGCTCGATCTCTTCCATGATGTTCTCGCACACAGAGTCGCGGAAGATGGGCGGCTTGACCTCAGTCTCGCCAGTGCGCTTGTTGATCGTGGCACGCTCGGTCTTGGCAGTCACATCGTGGAGCCTCTGCACAACATCCTTGAGACGCTCCAGTGGGGCACGCAGCATGTTGTTCATCGACTCCTTGGTGGCAGCCTCGACCTGAGAGCGCAGCGCATCGAGCTCGTCCTCTTGCATCTTGACACGGAAGTCATGCGAGTCAGTCACAGGGCGGTACGCCACACGGAAGCGGAAGTCGTGCTTGAGGTCAGTCAGGTCTGGGTAAGCGTTGGCATCAAACAGCTCACCTTGGCTCTGCTGTGCTTGCAGCATCACGTTGCTCCAGTTGTTGAGGAACGCAGTGACGCACTGCTCGAACTCCAGCTCGAACTTGCCGATGCGTGCGGTGAAGTCCATGAACTTGGCAGTGGGCAGCAGGTTCTCGCCACGTGTCCACGGGTATGTGGTGCTCTCGATGTAGGCACGGGCTGCTGACTCGACCTGCATGATGGGCTGCACCAGTGACTTGGGGTACAGGTCTTTGCGGAACTGACCCGCACCGTGTGCGTTGTTGGCCGACTCGGCATCACGTGTGGCCTTGTCGTCTTTCTTGGTCATCTGTGGCTTACTGACGCTAAGTGACACGATGAGTGCATGGTCTTTGATGGACATTGAAGTTCTCCTTGAGTTGTGTTAATCCCGTGGGATTAGTTGTTCCAGTTTGCGGGGTCGTGCATGGCACTCTCGCCCCATGTGCACACGCCACACATCTCGCCTTGATATACGACCTTGTCGTCTTTGACACCAGTTACGACGTGATTGGCACCGCACACTTCGCACGTGTTGGTGTAGTCCGGTTTGTAGCTGTCGATGTTGATGATGTCTGTCATTTGGCAGCTCCGGGTTTCTTGGGCCAGCCGAGCTTGGACAGATCGGCCATGACGTTTGCCAGTGCGGGCAGTGACTTGGACATGGGTGCTTCTTCGGCGGGGTAATACTTCTCGAACTCGGGCAAGCGAGTCATGAGCGCCTTGCGTGTGGTGCACCCTTCGATGGCACCTTCGAGTTTGCACTGAGCTGCACGGCGAGCATCGTCCTCGTCCTCGTAGGGCTTGACCAGCTCGTCCAGCTTTTTCTGAGGCACGTCACCAACGACCAACTCACGTGTAGACCAAGCGTAGCTGTCATATATCACGTCGCCGAAGTGATGTCTCTTGAGCGCATCGGGTGTGTTCTTGTACACTTTGCGCACATCAGGGCTCATGGCCTTGACGATGGCAGCTTGCAAGTCCTCACGGCGCTTGGCTTTGTCGGGCTTGGGCACATCGTTCATGATGGCGCGGACGATTGACTGGCGGACGTATTTGTCGATTTTCATGATGATCTCCAGTTAGTGAGTTGGTTAGATGTGGTTGCGGATGACAGAGCGGACAGCGTCTTGGAAGTCGTCGTTGTCGGCATCGACAGGTGTGGCTTCGAGCTCTTCGAGCTTCTCTTCGAGGCGGCTGACTTGGCGCTCAAGGTCGCTGAACTCGCTGTTGTCGCTGAGGCTGGTGTTGTCGATGGTGTCGGTGACGATGTCGCGGATGGCCTCGCGTGTCTCGTCGTTGTGGTTGATAAGAGCAAGCAGCGAGTGCTGAATGGCCTCTGGCTCCAGCGTGATGTGCGCTATGCCCTCTGCTTTCAGTTTGCGAATGACGGCGTCTGAGACGGTGTCGATGAGTTGCTGCATGGCAGCGTTGATGATGGCGTTGGTATCCATGTGAATCTCCAGTAAGTAAGTGAAGTGAACAAGTAACCTAATCCCGTGGGATTAG